CCATGATATGTATGTCACGGCCAAAAGGGCGCGAACTCAAAAGGCGATTTTTTGTGGCTGGTGGCGGAATCAGTTCTACTCTGTCGAAGCAGACACTTCGGTTTACAAGGTATATTGGGATGGTAGACTGACCGGCGAAGAGAAGGAGTGGGTCCGCGACATTAAGAAGCTTTACGGCGTGGAGATCAATTCGCGTCAGATGGCTTGGTGGCGTTGGAAATTAGCTGAGGGAATCCGCGATGAGTCGTTGATGTATCAAGAGTTTCCGCCGACTGAAGACTACGCCTTCATCATGACCGGCAGTTCGTTCTTTTCAAACGCACGTTGCACCGATGCGATGAAGGACGCAAAGAAGATGCTGCCCGAGGTTTACCGTTACGTGATGGGCGCCCATTTTGCAGACACTGAGGTTATCCGTTCATCAGACAAATTGGCTACGCTCAGGATCTGGGAGCAGCCCATAGACACGGCGTATTACGTCATTGGGGCCGATCCGGCGTATGGGTCCAGTGATTGGGCCGATAGGTTCTGCATCAGCGTATGGCGTTGTTATTCAGACGGCATGGAGCAGGTTGCTGAGTTTGCGACGAGCGAGATGAACACCTACCAGTTTGCTTGGGTCATTAGCCATCTTGCAGGTGCGTATAAGAACTCGACATTGAACCTTGAGGTGAATGGGCCAGGACAGGCCGTCATCAACGAACTACGCAACTTGCGTAGGCAAGCGGTCAGCATGGGCGGGCAACACGGCAAAGATTTAATGGATGTGCTTGGCCACATGACAAACTACATTTGGCGCAAGAACGACACGCTGAGTGGGCCTAGCAATGCTATGGGTTGGGTAACTACGGTGTCGTCTAAAGAGCGGATGATGAGTTATCTCAAGGATTATTTTGAGAGAGGCATGATGCGAGTTTGCAGCCAGGATCTGATTGACGAGATGAAGACCATCCGGCGTGATGGCGCTTCCATTGAGGCTGGCGGGCGGGGCAAGGATGACCGGGTGATTGGTGCTGCGTTGGCCGCAGCGGCTTATGCAGAGCAAGTGCAGCCCCGGTTGGTGGCGATGAAGCTGAGCCGTGCCATTAGCAAGGCACAAGAGAATAGCACTCCTGAGCAATTGAGCGTTGGGAAGAACGTATCAGACTATCTCAAAGGCATTGGATTGTACGGCACCTGATGAGCGTCTTACCCAAAAAGGTTTTGATGGAACGGATCGATCGGTTTCTTGCAGACAAGAAGCGCGGTATTTCGGCGGCGTTGTTTGCCGACGTGGCTGGGATCACCGAGGATCTGTTCAAGAAGAACTTTATCTCAAAGACTCTTCCGATATCGGAAATGACTCAGATCCGAGTTAGCCGGGCTTTGAAGCAATGGGAAGACGGTGAGATCGCGGTGATGCAGGGTATGTATAACACCCGCTTTACCGAATACCGCCGCGTTCCAAAGCCTCGCATGTATCGCCACCTAGGACTTCAGGTGGTTGATGGGCAAGTGAAAATGGATGTTGGCATTCGCAACAGAGCGGATTACTCACGCCAAAGGCTAGACCAACAATTCAACAGCAAAAAAGGGGACTGACATGGCTATCAAGCGCGATTACAAATGCGAGGATCACGGGTTTTTTGAGGCGTGGGAGCCTGTATGCCCGTCTGGGTGCGAGCATGGAATCAGTGTGGTGTTCCTCCGAGCACCGGCATACATATCGTCAAGAACGAAGACTGCTGATCGTGCGCTCAAGGGCATGGCTAAAGAGTTCAATATGACGAACATTAAGAGCACACGTGAGGGGGAGAACCAGGGAAACTACATCACCCGGAACAATGCTCCCGTTTCCAAACAAGAAGAGGCTATGCGGGAAGCGCGTCCTGGCGACAATGCCATCTGGGGCGGCGGCGGTGGCATCAGCATGGCGAACGTCATGGGTGGCAACGCTTACAAGTCTGTCAAAGGTGAGTCGGTTAGTGTATTACCGAAGGATATTGGAGACTTGCAGGGCCCGCGAGCCGCAAGCTATATTGCCGATCATGAGGGGTTGAAGATCAAACCATGATTATCCCGTCCAACGCCGATGAGCGAGAGTTCTTCTACCTAGATCTTGCTGACAAATGCTACGTCTCGCAAAACGAGAGAAAGGGAGATTATGTTTCCCTGAGAAGTTTTTTCCTGTTTGGTTCAGGTCCAGACGAAAGCCCGGCGCACTACAACAAAATTTACCCGCACATCGACCAGCTTGTTTCGTTCCTTTACAGCGCGGACCAGACCCGGTTTTCTATTGCGCTAGGTGCCTCTGTCAAAGAAGTGGAACACAGCAAGATCCCGGTTTTGACTCAAGCTCTGAATGATGAGTGGTCTGCCACAAACGCTGACAACATCTTCAGCATGGCCCTTACGTGGTCTTTGGTGTTTGGTTGCACGTTTGTAAAACTGGTGCGCCGACCTGGAGGAGTGACTCCATATATGGTTGAGCCCGGCGCGATGGGCGTGCTGCGCGAGGACGTGCCGTTTACAGATCGCCAAGAGGCTGTGTGCCAGACCTACTACATCACCAAGTCCGAACTAGCCCGGAATCTGTTCAGGCACCCAAAGCGTGAGCATTTGATGAAGCGTATATCATCGTCGTTTCACGCACCCACTGAAGTGCCTAACGGCGTCAACCGAATCATTATGTCTCAAAGCAATCCTACAATTTACGGGAACGTGAATCTAGACCTCTCCGGCATAAACCGGATGCGGCCTCAGGTTGCTGAAGACACAATCGAGATGCGGGAACTTTACGTCTACAACGATGAGACTCAAGACTATCAGATTGTGACAATTGCCGAGCCGGGCGTCATTATTTACGACCGAGAGTTGTGGAACGAAGATTCCAACAAATCCATCTTCCTCAAGGGCGAGTTGCCTTTTATCCACATCAACCCAAATCCTCAGTATGATTATTATTGGGGGCAATCGGAGGTGTCGCGCCTTGTCTACCTTCAGGAGATGCGCAACAAGCGCATGGGCGAGATCCTGGACCTGTTGTCTAAACAAGTGAATCCGCCGACAGCTTTGATGGGATTCACTGGCATCTTGGATGAAAAGAATTTTGCGCTCAATCGTGCCGGTGGTTTGATTTCTACCGACATGCCCAATTCAAAGGTAGAAAAACTTGCGCCGCAGATGCCGCCGGACCTTTACAAGGAAATTGGCGAGATCGACGCTATGTTTGCTGAAGCTTCTGGTATCAGCAGCATTCTATCTGGTCACGGCGAGTCTGGAGTTCGTTCTTCTGGCCATGCTTCGCAATTGGCGAGGTTGGGTTCTTCCCGCGCAAAGAAGCGTGCTCTTGTCGTTGAGGATGCGCTTGAGAAGATGGCGACACTTTATCTGCGGCTGATGCAGATGGATGATGATACGGTGTTCCGCGATGCTGAGGGTTCTGAGTTCATCGCAGAACAGTTTACAAAGAACTTTACGGTCAAGGTAGACGCACATTCCAACAGCCCAATTTTTATGGAAGATTTACGCACTTTGGCGTTTAATCTTTTCAAGGCTGGTGCTATTGATAAAGAGAGCCTGCTAGATCTTCTGGAGCCTCCTATGAAGCAATTGTTGAAAGACAAGCTGAAAAAGAATGAGGCTAAAGCCGCTGCTCAGCCGCCGCCTCCCAGCGGTGCTGGCAAGCCCAAGCAGGCAAAATAATGGCCGATCAATCGCCACGCGGTGATCAACCTAGAGTTCAAACTGCGCAGTTGAACTCTGAACGAAATGGCGCGAACCTGGAATATAGAGTATCTTCAAATCGCACTTCCACGCCGCGCCCGGATACGCGCCGCATGGAACGTAGCTGAAGAAGGTGATTTCATGTATCGTGGCAGTAAGCGCGCTCGCCGTCGCAGCCGATAAGTGATGGCAGATGCAGGGGACAACACTCTTTTGTGGAAAGGAGGATTTACCATGGCTCGTGGCCGTAAGCACCGCCGGAAGTAACTAACAGACGGGTTTAGCCCGTTTGCTGGGAACGAACCGTCCGCTAAGGGGGACGGATGTAAAATATATTCCCCCTTGTTCTTTTGTATCTAAACCTGCTAACTCGGTTTAGCTTATTTTTTGGAGCGTATGGTGTCCGATTCGACTGCCAAACTAATGGAGTTGATGAACTCGCGGCCTATGCCGCAGGACGCCAGTATGGGCGCAGACCCTAACTCTGCCCAGCCTCCTTCCGCTTCTCCGATGTCTACTCCTGAGCCTCGGATGGGGACTCAAGAATCGGCCCGAATCAATATTGGTTTGGCTATGGACCTTCTCGAGCAATCGTTGCCGGGGCTTGGATCTGAGAGCGAAGAAGGCCAAAAAGTCATGACGGCTTTGAAGAGCCTGACCAACATGATGGGTCCGCGCGCATCCAAGACGAACAGCCTAAAAAATGCAGAGATTCTTCAGATGCTGCAAAGCCTGCCGGGTGCAGGCGGCGGCAGTCCTGAAGGTAGGGCTATGGCGGCTTCCCCGCCGATGCCCGGTGCGCCTCCGGGCGCCCCCCCGCCGATGCCACAAGGCATGATGCCCGGTGGTATGCCCCCCATGCCGCCCGGTGGCGGCGTCCCACCCATGCAAGGATAAAATCATGGAACTGTTCAAGCCCAGGGGCGTCGGTGCCATCCGCCGCCCTACCAGTGATCAGCAGTCTAATGGCCAGATTTACAACCCGCCGCGCTTCTCGCGCCTTGGCGGTTTGTCGTCTGCGACGAAAACTGGTCCAAAGAATATGATGTCTATCAAGAAGCCCGGCGACGGGCATTCGGTCATCTGAATAGGTTAGGGGACACACATGCCTTCTCTTGAAGATCTTTCGCCTGAAGCCCGCGACGAACTTGCTTCGTTGGCACGTCAGCTTGCCGAGAATCCGTCCACTCGCAAAGAGTTCTTGCGGTTGACGAAAAAGGCCAAGCCTGAGATGACGATCCCGGAAATTGATATCGAAGATCGCACAAATGTTGCGATTGACGCTTCTGATGCCCGCGTTCGTCAGCTTGAAGCACGCATTCAGGAAAAAGAAGCTCTTGATGATCTTGATCGCCGCCGCACAAATTTGATTCGCAAGGGTCTTGTGCAGAGCGAACAGGAAATTGAAGAAGTGGAGAGAGTCATGTTGGAGAGGGGTATTACTTCTCACGAGACCGCAGCGGATTACAACCGTTGGATGCGCGAGCAGGCCGCGCCGACTTCATCTTCCTACAATCGGAATGTGATGGACGACACGGCACGTCTCACGCTTTCTTCCTTCTGGAAGAATCCTCAGATGGCTGCACGAAATGAAGCGGCAAAGGCTCTTAATGAGTTGCGGAAGAGTCCGCGACCCATTGGCATTTGACGTTACTAGGGGACTTTAACTTTAAACGGAGATTAAACCATGCCTATTGGTGGTGGCATTCTTCCGGCGACGGGTTCGACGCAGTACACCGAGCTGACTTATGTCACACGGCGTGCGTTTATCCCGAAGCTGGTTGTTCAGATCTACAACTCGACGCCGCTTCTTGCGGCTTTGATTTCTAACAGTCAGGTTGCTTCTGGCGGTGTTTCTTCTGTGACCGTGCCAGTGCAGGGTTCGCAGTTTGTCAACGCTCAGTGGTCTGACTACAGCGGTTCATTCAGCCAGCCGTCCGTCCAGCAGGGCGCATTCAACGCTGAATTTAACCTGAAGCTGATGATTGCTCCGGTGCCGTTCCTTGGCATGGAAGGCGCAGTTCAGCAGGATCACGCCATTATCCCACTCATCGAGGCTCGCATGAACGATGCGACCAACGTGATGATGGATGCGATGGCGACGGCGCTTTACACCAACACGACCAACAATCAGCAGTTCATTGGACTGCCTGCTGCGGTTGATGATGGCACTGGCACCGCCACCTACGGCAATATCACCCGTTCGACCACTCAGAACACTTGGTGGCGTTCTAAGGTGTACACGGCTGGTTCGGTTAACCCGACCCGTCAGAACGTCCTGCAATACATCTCCGGCACCGTGAAGAACGGCGCTGAAGTCCCGACCTTTGCGGTTTGCGGCTTTGGCACCTGGACGCTGCTCGCGCAGGATTACGTTGGTCAGGAGCAATATGTCATCACGCCGGGTCACGGCTTTGACAGCGATTCCAACGGCCCGCAGGCGGCGTTCCGCGCACTCATGGTTGCTGGCGTTCCGGTTTACCCGGACCCGTATTGCCCTGAAGGCACGGTCTACTTCCTGAACACCAACTACCTGTCGCTCTATATCCATGAGCAGGGTTCGTTTGTGTTTACGGGCTTTGAATCCACTCTGCCAAATTGGCAGATTGGTTACGTCGGTGCGGTCCTCATGATTGCGGAGTTGGTTAATACCAAGCCGCGTTCGATGACCAAAGTCACCGGCTTCAACAGCCTTTCGATTTAAGGAGTCAGTCCAATGGCACTAGCTCTAGCTAAGATTCTTGTAAGCAATGTCTCTGCTAATACGGCATCGTCTTACTTCCTGCCCATCACTATCTCAAGTGTGGGCGCTGGCAACGCTACGGCAATGCTGCTTTCGCAGTTTGTCCCTGCCGGTCTTTTCCTCATGATTCCGGCAGCTAACGTCACCATTGAGATCAACAACTACACTGGTTCAGCAAATAGCTGGACTACGCTTCTCGCCAATAACACTGGCGGCATGTTGCTCTCTGATGGTTTTAACGTCCGCGCCAACGCCGTCACCGGCACCCAGACAGTCACATTGATGACGGTCAATGGTGGTCAAGCGGCTTCTGGCACGTTTACATCCTAGGAGTGAGCAATGGCTAATCCTGATGCTGTAGGCCAGAATACGCAGGACTCATTCGGGTCTTACCGGATTGCGTTTGCTCCTGCCACGTCTTTGGCAGCTACTGGTAACGCGATTGTTGCTCTTCCTATTCTTAGCGGTGGGATTGGCAGCGGCTCGTATATCATCCGGCGCATTACGATCGCCAACCCGGCGAACACCGCAGGCGGCGCGGTGCCTTCTATGGCGACTGCCAACGTGACTATTTTGACAAGCAATGACGGTAACACGTCGAATGCGGTGACAACGGCAGCCGGTCAGGTGCTGACCAACGTGACTGCCGTCAGTACCTGGCAGGATCTGACGCTGATTGCGGCAGCCGCTACAACTGCATACACGGCAAATGCTCTGTTCGTGAAGGTTGGCGTTGCTGTTGCCAATTCTTCAGTGAACATCAGCGTTTGGGGCGATGTGGTTAGCTTCTGATGGAAAAAGTGTGGATCACCAACACAGGTTCTGAATTTCTGCAAGGGAGTTGGGATGGGGAGATGTTCAAATTCCCCCCTCAAAGCCATGTTGAAGTGCCTGTTGAGGTGGCCCGCGCCACTTTTGGATATCAGATTGAAGATAAAGAGCCGATCTTGACCCGTTTGGGTTGGGTCAAAACGTCAAATGACGTTTCTCAAGGATTGGTGCGCCTAGCTGAGATCGTTATCAGCGAGGATTCGCCTCACAATCGTCGTTCCGTGTCCCCGGCGACGGTCAATGCTCCCCCTTCAGCCCGTCACCGGGTTGTGGGGGGAGTAAAGACTTTCAACGCCGCTCAATGATGAGGATGGCGCATGTCCACGACGCTTCAGAACTACATTACGCAGTGCCAGCGCCTACTGCACGACGCTAACTCCAACTTCTACTCGACCGGTGAGTTAACCGATTACATCAATGAGGCGAGAAATCGCCTTGTGCGCGATACTGGTTGCCTGCGCACCATTCAGATGTTGAATACGGTTACCAATCAAGAGACTTATACGTTTGCATCTATGCCGCAAGGCGCGCAGACGATGGATATCTTGAATATTAACCTCTACTGGGGCAACAGCCGCGTTCCGCTGCGCTATTT